TTCAGTTAGGATTAACATTTAAAGCAGGAGGTGGTAGCTTAATCGCTAATAAAGATTATTTCATATCTTTGCTAAAGTATGATTCAAGTGGAGCAGGAGATTTAAATTTTACAGTTGGAATACCAGGAAATAGTCTTGTTTATTTAATAACTCACAATTTAAACAAATATCCATCAGTTTCTGTTTTTGAACAAGGAACAAATAATGAAATATACGGACAAGTAACATATAATAATTTAAACCAATGTACTATAACTTTTACAAGTTTAGTTACAGGAACAGCAACATTTAATTAAAAACAAGAATTATGGCAATAGGGTATTTAACTAATATCGATCTTAATAATAATCAAGTTAAGGCTTTTAAGATTGATAACGTAACATCTGATCCAACAGGATTATCAGGTGAAGGGCAAATGATATATAGAACTGATACTAATCAGATGAAATATCATACAGGATCTAACACTTGGGTAGCGTTTGGAACAAGTGGAGGTACGGTTACCTCTATTAATTTAGGAAGCAGTACATCTACAATTAGTGTATCTGGAGGCCCTATTACCACAAGTGGAACTATACAGGTTAATTTACCAACTTCTGGAGTTACAGCAGGATCATATACAAGCGCTGACATTACAGTTAATGCTTATGGTATAATTACTGCGGCAGCAGATGGCGGAGCAGGAACAATGAGTTCTTGGAAGATTGGTTCAACAACAGGAACAGATCAAGACGTTACAAATGGTCAGGTTGTAGATATTGTTGGTGGGCTTTACATTAGTGGATCAGTAGGAGGAACAAGAACAGTTACTTTAGACCATGATGCTACATCAAGATCTAACTCTACATCTACTGGTGCGCCAGCGGCAGGAGCAACATTTACTGCAATTGATAGTATTACCTCTAACTCAACTGGACACATAACTGGTGTAAATACAAAAACAGTAACCATGCCAGCAGATAACCAAGGTGTTACTTCTATAAGTTCAGGTGCTGGTTTAACAGGTGGAACTATTACTTCAGTTGGATCATTAGCTGTAGATTACGTAGGATCTGATAACGTTATATTAGCAGCGGCTGATGGTGTTACGACACCAATTACTGTGGCTTCAACGGATAAAATAATTATAAGTGATGCAACTGATAGCAATGTTAAATATGTAAACATATCACAATTAACCGCAGCTGTTGGTGGTGGAACAGTTACATCTGTATCGGCATCTCATGCTGGTAATGCATTTACAGCAGCTATTGGAGGAAACGCAAATGTTAATCCATCTGTTGATATTACAATGGCTGGTACATCTGCTCAGTATGTAAATGGTGCAGGTAATTTAACCACCTTCCCATCAATACCGCAAGGTGATATTACCGCTGTTACAGTTACAGCTCCAATTACTGGGGGTGGAACTTCAGGAAGTGTAGCTATTGGACACGCAAGTCAAACAGATACAGAAAGCACAGACGCAGCTACTTTAACATTTGGAGGCACGTTTGATGCTTATACAGATGTTACAACTAATGCAACTGGACACGTTACAGGACATAATGTAAAAACATTTACAATGCCTGCTAATCCAAATGTTAACACAACTTCTTTACCAGTAAAAAATAGTGCGGGAACTACACAGTTTACATCCACCCAATCAACAGGTGTTAGGTTTACTGGAAGTGGCGCAACGTCAGTTGCATTTACGCCTGCATCGCAGTTAATAACTATTAGCTCTACTGATAACAACGAAACATATACATTACCAGTTTCTGCTGGTACTGCGGTTTCTGGTCATACGGTAGCAGACTTTAATTTAACAGCAGGAGGAACAGGCTCAGGTATAAAATCCAGAGTAACAGTTGCAGGTAAAAATGATAATATTTCAATAACAGAAACCACTGGTAACAATGGTGTTGTTAAAATTGCTTTAACGGACGATGTTACAATAGTTTCTGACTTAACAGTTGGAGATAATGTAACATTAACAAGTGGTAACTTAAATGTTTCAGGAACAGGTTCTTTTACAGGACAAGTATCTGTTCCGACTGCCACAGCTTCTACAAGCGCGCCAACCTTAGCTCAAGTAGAATTACTTATCGCAGGAGTAGGTATTTTTCAGGGAGGATATAATGCCTCTACAAACTCTCCAGCTTTATCTGGTGCAAGTAACGTAGCTCTTAATTTAGGTGATTACTTTGTAGTATCAGTTGCAGGAAACAACGGAGGATATTTTGCAAACTTAGAACCTGGTGATTTTATATTTGCTAATGCAGATATAGCGGCAGGATCAAGTCCAGCAGCTTCAGCATATACAGTTGTCCAGGCAGATGCCAACATTGCAGGCTCTGGCACAACGGATGGTAATACACAAAAGGGTGTTTCTGGATTTGATAGCGCAAACTTTACGGTAAGTGCAAATGGTTGGGTTCAATTAAACAATCAAGGCACAGCAGGTAACTACGGAGATGCTAACGAAACAGTAACTCTTGCGATTAATGCAGATGGTATTGTTACTTCAGCTTCAGAGCAAGCAATTGCAATAACAGCATCTCAGGTAACTGATTTCTGTACAGCGGTTGATACTTGTGTTGCTGATAACGGTGTAACTGCTAATATCGGAAATGGTAGTGCTACAGCATATACTATAACTCATAATTTAAACACAAGAAATGTGATAGTATCATGTTTCAGAAACTCTACACCATGGGATACTGTAATGTTAGATGTTGAAAGAACAAGTGTAAATTTAATTACTTTAAGAACAACAACTGCTTTAGCTTCTAACGCTGTTTCGGTTATTATTACTAAAGTAACATAGTAGTACATAACATTATAAAATAAATCAAATAGATGGCAATTAGTTTTTTAACAGGCGAATCAGTTGATAATAGTATTGAATTTGGTGGAGATAACTCTTTAGAAAACTACGCTACATTAAAAATGGTTTCTCAAGGGTTGGAAGTGTCAGTAGGAGATCCAGCTGATATAACTAATCCTTTAGTGCATTTTGATGGTGCTTATGAAAGAGTCCTTATAGGTTCGACAACTGTTGCTAATACGCCTTATTTACGAGTAGGTGGAGCAGGTAATCAAAGTTCAAGAATAGAACTTACTGAAACCACAACTGGTGTAGGTAAGGTTATGAATTATGGATTTTCATTTAATCAAACTGGAAGTGTAAGTAATACATTAGAAATAAAAAGACACAGTAATAGTACTGCTGGTTCAACTGTAATGACTCTTGCAAGAGACAATAGTAATGTAACTTTTGCAGGTGATTTAACAGTTTCTGGAGGTGATATTACTCTTGGAGGCACAGGTAGAATACAAGGTATTGACACTGTATCAGCTTCAACTGATGCTGCTAATAAAGCTTATGTTGATAGCGCTGTTTCAGGTGTAAGTAGCGGTGTAACTTCAGTAGCGACTACTAACGGTATTACAGGTGGAACTATCACAAGCACTGGTACTATACAAGTAGATAGTACAGTTGTAAGAACTACAGGTACACAAACTGTAGGTGGAGCTAAAACATTTTCATCTGCAGTAGACATATCAACTTCAGGGGGAGAGATGTTGCGACTTACAGATACTAATAGTATAGGAGATGCCGCAACAGCTTATATTAGTTTTGACGATTCTGCTGGGACAAGACAGGGTTATGTAGGGATAGGTTCAGTTGGTAGTGCAACTCTATACTTAGAAGGGTTAGACGGAATAGTGGCACTTAACCCTTTTTCTGTAGATGGTAACTTAGCTACGTCAGGCGACTTAACAGTTTCAGGCGGAGATATAATTTTAGGAGGCACAGGAAGAATACAAGGTGTAGATACAGTTTCAGATTCAACTGATGCTGTAAACAAAGCTTATGTAGACGCAAAGTCAGTTGGTATATTAACTTTAGCTTCAGCAAATGGTATAACCGTAACAGGTGGTACAACTGCAAACGCTACAGTTGGTGTAAACTATACAGCTGCAAGTAATAACCTTGTACATCCAGCCACCACTATTACTAACTTAAATCAAGGTACTTCTTATGGTACTTATTTTTTATGTGCAGATAGCAACCCAGGTATTACTTATGGTGCGGTTAGTAAAATAAGAACTGGTTACATGAGACTAAATGACTTTGGCGCTCCAGATGGCTCTATCAATATGAATGCTCAAAAAATTACTAATGTTGCAACACCAACAGCAACTACAGATGCAGCTAATAAAGCTTATGTAGATGCTAACTCAGGTGTAACAGGAACTGGATCAAATACACGTGTAGCTTTCTGGAGCGGTACTTCATCTTTAACTTCTGACGCTCAATTAATTTTTGATACATCAACAAACAAATTAACTTCTAATCTTTTTCAAATACCAAACAATGGTGATTATTTAGGAACAGACACAGGTGGTTCTGCAAGAACGTTGATTTCTTTAACCTCTGGTAATGACGTTGAAGTTTCAAACTCAGCTTTATCATCAGGTTCTGATACTAATATTTATTTTGGTGATAGCTTTAGAGTAAGAGATGGTGGGAATACTCGACTTTCTATAAACTCAACTGGCCTGATGTCTAATCTTGGAAATACATTTGAATCAGGCCCAATAAAATTAGAGGAAGGCTATAAAATAACATTTGATTATGATGCTGATTCATGGAATTGGATACAGGCTATTAACGGATCAATGGAAATGGCTGTTGGTGGTGGATTAACATTAACAAACGTAGAAGAAAATCTGTTTGGTGATATAATAGTAAATAGTTTGTATCGGATTATTACCAGTGGAGTGACAACAAATGCTACTTATATACCTATTTATACTGACTCAGCGAGTTCTACAGTTCCGAGATTCCAAAGAACGCAAACACCAGCTCAGTTTTTATCAAACGCAGGAGCTATAACAGGTTCTGGGACAAGCGGAAGGGTAGCTTTCTTTACAGGTACTCGAACTCAATCATCTGATACTTTATATTGGAGTTCATCTAATAATGTTTTAGGTATAAATTATAGTGGTACTACGTTTAATAGTGGAGCATTGCAAATACAAGGCCCAATTAGCTCAGGTGGAATAGGCGTGCAAATATATAACTATACAACAGGTAGTTCGTATGGCGCTGTTGGTTTATATGTTAATGCGCCAAGATATGGGAATGGTGGTATAGTTATTAAAAACGGTAATGTTGGAACTACATTTATGAGGTTTTACAGTAGTTCTGGATCAACTGTAGGTACTATAACTCAAAACGGTACTTCAAGCACGTCTTATAATACATCTTCTGATTATAGATTAAAGAAGAATATTATACCTATGACTGGCTCAATAGATAGGTTAAAAAAATTAAAACCTTCAAATTTTAATTTTATTGATCAAGATGTTAGTAGAGGCGCAACCATTACAGTTGATGGATTTATAGCTCATGAGGTTTCTGATATTATTCCAGAAGCTATTACAGGAGAAAAAGATGGAGTAGATTATAAAGGAGATCCTGAATATCAATCAATTGATCAATCTAAAATAGTTCCTTTATTAACAAGTGCATTGCAAGAAGCTATAGCTAAAATAGAATCTTTAGAGGCAAGATTAAAAGTATTAGAATCATAAAAAAAATATTCTTATATTTGTGTTAAGTTTAATAAATAAAATATAATCAAATGTCACAACAATTAAGTAAAGAACAGTTAGAATTATTACAAGGTTTACAAAAACAATTTAATGATTCAAAATTTGAAATTGCAGATTTAGAAATTAAAAAAGCAGATCTTATATCTGGTATAGCTGATATCAAAGAAAAATTCGCAGAACAAGAGAAATCTTTAATGGAGGAATTTGGTCAAAATGCAATTATTAACCTACAAACAGGTGAGGTTAAAGAAGAAGAAGAAAAGCCTTTAGAGGCAGTAGAATAAAACGACATGGCAAAAATTAGCAACACATCAGCGTATCCTAATATTAGTAATATTGATGCAGCAGATTATTTAATTATAACTGACGCAGAAAATAATCTAATGACAAAAACAGCAACACTTGCTCAAGTATCAAGTTTAGTTGCTCAACCATATACGTCTTATGTAGCTAATTTTAGTCAAAGCGGAACAGCCGCTCCAGTTGCAGTTGAACTTCAAAACACGACAGGTCTTTCTTTTACTTGGTCAAGAAATGGTACAGGAGTTTATGATATAACACCAAGCTCACCCTATAAATCTGGTAAAGTTTGGTGGATGATTGCAGGAAGGGGAGGGACTTCTGAATTTCAGGTTTTTGGAAAATATGTAGGTACTGCATTTTCAAGATTTGAGCAATTAAACATTACAAGTGCCGCTGCGGCAGATTCTATAGATGAAGGTCATGTAGAAATAAGAATCTACCCATAAACAAATGGACATAAGAAAAATTTCAATCGGAGCAGATTACAAATCTGGCGCTATGCATTACATAGTTGGTCAGGATGTTTTAGGCGGCAGTTATGGAATACATCTTATTCAGCATGATGTTGCTTCAGAGTCTTACAAAATTTGGATTATGAAAAAGGATGAAGTCTTGCTTTGGAAAGAATTTAAATGTACCTTACCTATATCTTTAGAATATAATATAAATTTTTAATGAAATCTCCTTATTCGTTTATTGTAAAACCTTATAATAATAAGAGATACGATAATACAAAAACTTACGGTGAAACTAATTTTATCATAAGTACTTCAGAAGAAGACCATAGTGCGTCAAATCGTTACGCAATTGTAGTATCAACCCCTATAGATTATTCAGGGCCTGTAAAAGAGGGTGATACTCTTTTAGTTCACCATAATGTATTTAAGTTTTATAATGATATGCAGGGCCGTAGAAAAAGCGGCAAAAGCTATTTTAAAGATAATTTATTTTTTGTAGATCCTGATCAGTTTTTTTTATACAAACAAAATGGAGAATGGAGAGGGTACAATAAATATTGTTTCATCAAGCCATCTCCTGCAAAAGATTCTTTTATTAAAAAATCTATTACAGAAGAACCTTTGTTTGGTACTATTAAGTATATAAACAATCAACTTTTAAGTATGGGTTTAAATGTTGGTGATGAAATTTCTTATCAACCAGAAAGTGAATATGAATTTAATGTAGATGGAGAGCGGTTGTATAGAATGTTTACTAACAATATAACCTTTTCATTATGATATATATTGTAGATGATTTTGTACAAAAAAATCTTTTTGAAATAGCGAATAAACATTTAGACGAAAATGAGTTTAAAAAAATAAAAGCTGGAGATAAAGATTTTCATATTCAACAATCAAATGAAGAATTTGATAAATATATAACTCAAAAAATTTCTATTATTGAAGGAAAAGAAATTAAAAATATTTTAAGTTTTTTTAGAATTGCTACAGATAAATTAGACGTTTCTTGGCGCATTCATTCTGACTTAAATATTAATGGAGAAAAACCTGATAGAGCGTTGGTTCTTTATTTATCTCCAAGAGAAAAAGAAGATCTTCATGGTACTGCATTATGGGAGCATGATATATATGGAAGAGAAATACCTGAAGATATTACAGATGAAGAGTATGATAAAATGATAAAAATAGATGCAAATACTTTAGAAAAATGGAGGTTAAGCACTGTAGTTGGTTATGAAGAAAATAGATTAGTTTCTTATCCCTCAAGTTATTTTCATAGTAAATATCCTAACGTATCCTGGAAAGAGGGAAGAAAAGCTTTTGTAATGTTTTATAAAGTTTCTGATTATGAATAAGAAAGAAATTAATAAAAAAAACTCTGATTGGGAAGATAAAGTAGATAAATTAAAACTTAAATATAATCGAAATCAAGATGGATATAAAAAACATAAAAAAAGAGATTATAAAAGCTGGTGAATTAGCTGTTCATCAATTAATTAAAGTTGCAAAAGCAGATATTATTAAATACGATAGCGAAGATGATCTGGCTGCGGATAAATTAAAAAATGCTGCTGCTACAAAAAAGTTAGCAATATTTGACGCATTTGAAATACTAAAAAGAATACAAGAAGAAAAAGACTTGTTGGAAGGAGTTGACACTAAAGTAAGTAATACACCAAAAGGATTTGCAGAAAGAAATTCAAAATAAAATACATAATGAGCTTGTTAACATAGTTCCAAAAAATGTTTTGTCTATAAAAAACAAAGCTAAATCATGGACTTATGGATATAATGAGAAATATAATTTTGTTGTAATTTCAAAAACAGGTCAAATTGAAAATATAATAAACATAAGTGGATTAAATATAGCATTACCTAAATCTCCTAAAAGCTTTATTAAAAGATCAGAAAAAAAAGAAGAGCAATATTGGGAAGCAACAGAAATTCCTAAACAATTAAAAAAAATTAAATCTATATTTCAATGGCATGATACCCCTGCAAGTTTTAAGAACGAATGGGTTGACTACATAGAAACTCAGTTTAACTATAGAGAACAAGGATGTTGGTTTTTAAACAAAGGTATTCCAACTTATATTACAGGTACACATTATATGTATTTGCAATGGACTAAAATAGATGTTGGATTACCAGATTTTAGAGAAGCAAATAGAATTTTTTATATTTTTTGGGAAGCTTGTAAAGCGGATAAACGAAGTTTTGGAATGGACTATTTAAAAATTAGACGTTCTGGTTTTTCATTTATGGCATCGTGTGAGGGGGTTAACACTGGTACTATTACTAAAGATGCTCGTATAGGTGTTTTATCTAAATCTGGTTCGGATGCTAAAAAAATGTTTACAGATAAAATAGTTCCCATATCTAATAACTATCCTTTCTTTTTTAAACCCATACAAGATGGTATGGATAAACCAAAAACAGAATTAGCTTATAGAGTCCCTGCTTCTAAGATTACTAAAAAAAATATGTATTTAACTGAAGATCAAGAGCTTGAAGGTTTAGATACAACTATTGACTGGAAAAATACTGGAGACAACAGTTATGATGGAGAAAAA